GTTATGGTGCTTGCATGCCTAATTTTTTTTGTAAAGCTGTTAATGCTTCAGCTTCTGTCTCATAATCGGCGCCGATTGCTTGCCACCTCTGATCTGCTGTATCTGCTCGCATTATAGTAGCTTCAAGCTCTGTTGTTTGGAAGTCGATTTCCTCTTCCTGTGTGTTATACTCTCGCGCTGGTGTTTTAAATACTGTTTTGTATAAAACAACCGGTGTATATAAAGTGTTATGGTTGCTCATGCTCCTGACTATAAAGCCTACACCTTTAAAAGGCGATGTGCTACTTGAGTTATAGTCAGAAAAGCCGTCTTCACCTGCCGCCTGTAAACCTAGTAAAAAGCGCTCTGCACTAGCGAATAGGCCGTCGACTGTAAGTGTTAATGTACCACTTGAAAAGCCTGTGCTTCCGTCTGTCTCTGCGCTGATATTGTTAGCATAAAACGTTTGCGCGTCTCCGGATTCAACTTCTATTGATGCGCTAACACCTCTCGCGATTTCCTGGCAGTTTGTATAAACGATATTGCCTTCGGATATTGAATAGTCCGCCGCATATGGTTTTGAAAAGCCTGTAACAACTTTTCCCGCTGCGTAAGTAACTGGCATAAAATAACCCCCTTCAAAATTATTTTATGTTTTCAAACGCTTTGTTATTTCCTCATTAATTTTCTTTTCAATTTTGGAACTGGCTTCCCTTTTTGCGTTAGTTGTCGCAACGTCTAAAAAAGGCTGCCGCATCTGATAGCCTGCACCTTTATTAATAAAATTTGCGAGTTTTGGAACGGGAAAACCTTTAGCCGTGTAGCCTTCGAAACCGGCCTTCCTGTCAATTTTAGAACCGCGCTCGCCCTGTGGACTATATCCCATATTATTAGATAGTGCTTGCTTTTCAGTTTTATTTGCGTATCTTTTCCCGCCTTGCGGCGCGATTTCGTCGGATGTTTTAAGCGCATTTAGTTGACTTCTTAAGGCGTCGGCGGCAACGTTTGCACCTTCCAGTAACGCCGCTTCCATTATTTGCGACGCGTCCGCGGCGCATCTCTCAAGATCTTTTAAATCCCCTTTGTATGTGATTTTAAAACCTTTTGCCATTTTTACCCTCTAATTTTCCAATGCCACGTAAAACGTAAAATTTTTTCATTGTCAAGATATTCCACAAAATCAAGCTGCCACGCGTCGCAAGCTTCGTATAAAATTTCTTGTATATCGTCGCAGATTTCGTCGAACTCTTCTTGCGTGTAAAATTCTAAATATCCCTCAATACTTTGTTCTTTTTTTTTGTCATTTGTATAAAAAGGTTGTCCTTCCTGGCTCTCCGCCCATACGACGTAGTGTGCATCTTCCGCCGGCTCTGCGTGATAGTGATAAACGGCGCAATTTAAAGTTGCTAACTGATCTCTAAAATTGCGTGTTGTATTAATTAGTGACTGCATAAAAGTTATTAACCTTCTTTAAGCTTAAGTCGACGCAGTCAAGATCTACAATTTCGTTAACGTCTGTTATTTGCATTTGCTCGCCGTCATCTAATACCACGTACTCACCTTCTGAAAAGTCGCTATTGCTGCAATTATAACAACGTACAATTTTATCTATAATTATGCCGTCTTGTCTTGCAAAATGCGCGCGCGTCATACCTAAATTTTTATTATCATAATAAAATATATTTAAGCTTTGCAACTCGTAAACTGGTTTTAGCGTTTTAGCCGCAGTATTTACAAGTTTGCAAACGTGTAAAATTCCGCCGGCTCTCATTTGCTAAAACTCCAGGTGTGAAAATTGCTGTTTGACTTAAGCTGCGCTTTTTGTTCGTCGTATGATTTTTTTAAATTATCATAATCTTCACGATTTCCAAAGTTCATTTTGCAGTAAGTTATAATTGCAACTTTTATAATAGCGCTTAAATTTTCTACGTCTTCTGGCTCATTAACTCCCGCAATTTGCATATCAATTATACTAGCTTGTATTAGATTGCTTATTTCGACGTCGTATGCGCTACTTGTAACACGTAGCGCCGCTTTTACATCGTCGATAAACATTATTTTTTAGCCTTTTTTGTAGGCGCCTTTTTTGGTTGATCGTCTGTAGCTTCTACGACTTCAAAATAATTTGCTAGTTGTTTTAAATTTGCAAAATGTTCATTTTTTATTATTGCAATCGTGCCAGGTTGAACGGTTAGTGTAATTTCTTTTAAAACTTTAATTTTTTCCATAAATTATAAAGCTTTTCTAAATAACAATTTAACAAAGTATTTGTCGCGTGTTACGCCGATTCCTGCCATTAATCTTCCGACGATCTTAACAAGATCAAGCTCTGCAAGGGATAATTCGTCAGTAGTAATTTTAACGTCTCTAGCTGCTGGCATGTTTACTGTTACACCTTTTAAATCTCCGACAATGATATCTGTTTCATGTGTTGTTGTGCCGTCCTGCTCTTTTAAGTGATCTGTGAAAAGAACTGGATAGCCGAAAACAGTATTAATAATTTTACCGCCTTCGCTTAATTGTCTCCAAATTGGCTGTCCTGTTGAATCAACTAAATTAGCAACTTTTGTAAAGAATGTTTTGCGATGCATCAAAAAGCAAATGTCAGTTGCATTGCTTGAGATATCCGCAAGCGCTGCGACTAATTCTGAAAAGCTTGGGTCTGCTTGTATTGTCTTCTCTGTAATTGATGTTGATGTTGCTGTTGCTGTTGTTGGTGTGTTTTCAATTGTATCAACGATATCATCAGATAACTTTTTAACGATTCGATACTCGATTTCGTCGTATATGTAGTCTAAGAACTCGCGGCCTTTTAGTTCTAGTGCCTCAGTAGATATTTTGATCCACTTTTTAATAGTATGCGGTACAATTGTAACTTTACCTAGCACCAATTCTTCCTCGGCTGGTGCTGCTGTACCTTCTGTGTGAACTGTTGCGCCTGTTGCTGACAACTCAAAAGGGAACTCGGCAACGCCTTTAAAGTTTGTTACGTTTACACGATTAAAAATTTCGTCGTTTTCCCAATTTGTCTCGATTTTTTCTTCTAGATATGTTGGGACTGGAACTGATCCGCTAACTAGATCTGTTAAAAGTGATCTAGTTTGTTTAAAGTTATTATTTTTAATATCTTCTGCAAAGGCTTCTTCGTATTCCTCAGAACCTAAAATTTTATTTAATTTTGCTTTGCGTTCTTCTTTTACTGTTAAGATATCTTTGCTTCCGTTTTCTAAAACTTTTCCAGCGTTTACAACTTCCTTTAGTTCTTTTTTTCTTAAATTTACTGAGTTCTCAAATTTTTCTTTTTCTTCTTTTAATTTTGCAATTTCTTTTTTTATTGCCTCAATTTCTTCTTGAGTTTTTGCGCGCTCGATTTTTTCTTCGAGTTCTTTTTTTCTCTGTTCAAAATCCATTTTGTTATACCTCCATTTCTAACAATAGTTTTAATTTCAATTTATCTAAATTAACGCGTTTTAGTCTCTCCGCCTTAATCTCCTCAAGCGCTCCGCTTGCAAGATTTCTCGCGCTGATTTCTGTTGCATCGTTAGCTGGTATACTAACCGCGCTGACATCATAAATTTTTTTGATTTCTTTTATAGTTCTATTTTCAATGTATTTTTTTGCAGCTTCGTCATATGTATAGGTTGTATCAATTCCGGTTAGACTATCAATTGAAAAACCCCAGCTCATTTTAGTTATGTAGCCACCTTTGATCTCTTCGTAAAGCTGGCGGCCTGTCTCCGTTCCGCCCAGGTCCGCTCTGACTTTTAAGCCGTGCGCATCTGCTTCTAGATATAAAGTGCCGTTTGATGTCCTGGCATAAACGCGGCCGTTGTGATCAAATTGAAAAATAACGTCTGTTAAATCTACGTTATCAAACGCGCTGCGGCTGATTGTCTCATAAATTTCTATTTCGCCGTCAGCATAAAGTAAATATGGATCGTCAAACGTTAGTGCGTAGCCTTCTACAATAAAGCTTTTGCCGTCTCCGTTGCCGTTATTGTCTAGTGCTCGCAAATTTTTAACAAAATTGCGGTATTGCCTTTGATCGTGTAAAACTGGCATTATCTCACCTCTATTTATTTTTATTTTTAAATTTTGGAACTTAATTTTGAATTGCTTTTGTGTCTTCTTTTTCTTCTTTTTCTTTGATTTCTTCTGTAACTTCTGTGTTTTCTTTTTCTTCGATTTCTTCTGTAACTTCTGTGTTTTCTTCTTTTTCTTCTTTTGTGTCTTCTTCTTTTTCTTCTTCTTTTAATTCAGATATGTTTTTATATTCTCCGCGGATTGCCGCAACGTCTCCGCCTTCGATTGTCTCATAGTTAAATAATTCTCTTTGTTCGTTGACTGTCAAAACTCCTCTGTCACCTAACTGTGTTGCTAGTTGTATTTTCTCATTTGTGCTCATATATTGCAAGCGGTTGGCGTGCACAACGACTTTATTTTTGCCGCCTTGTCTTTCTCGTTCTGTATATACCGCGCGTGTCATTGCCTCAGATAGCTGTATCGCAAACGGTTCTATAAATCCGTTAAAAAATGCATCTAAGGCCGTCGCGTCTGCTGCATTTGTTAAAATTGCTTCATTTACTCCAAAATATTCAAATATATTTTTGTCTATTGCCTCTATTTCTCCGGCATCCAGGCTATAATTTTCTGCCTTGATCTGGTGGATGTCCCTATAGGTATTAGGGAAAAGCAAAAGTCCGTTCGCGTCTTCGTCCTTTTTCAAGTTTAGTTCGGTGAACTCTTTTCGCTCATTTTTTAGATCGTCTCCAATAGCAAAATTGTCAAGTGATGCATAAAATTTATAATTTGTTGTGTTGTCGACCGCTGATTCTACGCCTTTATGCTGCAAATTAATTAATTTTAACGTGTCGTCTAGCGCGTGGGATTTTTCGCCGAAAAAATCACTTTTATATTGATATTTTGTTAAAATTGCGCACTCGTCAAGCTCTACCGCTGCGGTCTCACCAAACGAAAATTTATATCTTAAATATAATTTATTTTTATATTCTACAATTTCGCATTTGTCCGGCAAAACTGGATAATAACCTGTTATCCTTAAATATTCATCAAAAACGGGAACCACAAACGCAGTGTTATGTAAATCTAAAATTGTGCTGAGCCTATATAAAAATTGACTCCAGGTTTGCCACTGGTTCGGGCCACTGCTCAATTTATTCTTTAGCGCTATTTTAGCCGTTCCTTGCATTTCAACTTTTAATTTACTAACTTGTCGTGCTCTCGCGTCGATTGCTGCGCGAACTAGCAAATTTTGGTATATATCGCCGTATGAACTACTAAAAACGCTGTCGTGTTTTCCTTTTCCTATTCCAAAAAATTTTAAACCGTGGCTGCTGGCCTTTTGCCCGGTTTTATTTTCTTTTGGCCTGAAAACTTTTTCAAATAATCCCATTGTTACCCCCTTTTCTATCTAGCCGCGTTTTTTAAACGCTGACCGATTTGATCGTTGTACTTTTGGCGCACGCACATTGCGTCTAATAGTGCGGCTACGCCGTCAATATGTAACGTCTGATTAACTTTAACAAGTCGGCCTCTCTGCCTGTCTCCATTAAATTTTATAGCACTATTTAACATATGCATTTTAAATAATTGATTGTTGCCTATATTTATACGTGATTCCATCATAAGTCCTTCGGCCTCTTGAATAACTCCGTATAAGTTGTCGCCCTGGTATACGTCGTCCATGTGAAAATTTGATCTCTTTAATTTGTCAATCAAATACAGTGCGCTATAGCGATCGTATCCAATTTGTAGCGGTATGATTTCATAGACTTTAAACATTTCGACGATATAATTATATATATCTTCGTATTTTATAAAATCACCTTTGCACAATCTCAACTCGCCGCGCTCTATATATTTATCATATGGCAAATTGTCGCGCTCTATTGCTTCCTGTAGCCTGTTTTCCGGCAACCAAAACATAGGCACAATGTTTAAAATACCGTCTTTTTCGATTACATAAACAACGGCTGTTAAATCCATTGTCTGTGATAGATCAATACCGACAACGCAATATTTACTTTTAAGATCGTTTAAATTAATTTTGTGCTGTATGCATTTTTTTATTGTTCTAACATCAAGCCAGGCATTAACGCTATTTTGTTTTAAGCAACAATATTTTGTTTTGAACTCTGCTCTTTTACTAAATGAATTTTTAGCGATTTTTAGTTCGTCTTTTATATAAGATTCTGGAACTGATACGCCTAAATTTGGGATTGCTTTTTTTATTTCGTTTATATCGTCCCACTTGCTCTCGTCGTCTATCATGTAAATTAGCGGCATTAATCGCATTTCGTCGCTGATCCCATTTAAAACTTTTGACGATCTTAACATTAATTCGTCGTATATTCCGTCGTCTTCATAGCCTGCCGTTGTTATACTAATTAAAAGACCTTCACGCCTTGCGCCGTAACTGGATTTTATAACTTCATAAAAACGTTTTCCGTTAACGCCCTTCCAACTTGCGATCTCGTCGCAAATTGCAAGTGAAATATTAAATCCGTCCGACTTATCCGCGTTGAACGCTAGTGGCTCGGCGGTTGTGTTATTAAAGTCAATATATACATCGTCGCGGCGTTTGTGTACTAGTTTATACAGTTCTGGCTCTTTTCTTAACATGTTCCAGTACGCCGTAAAGCATAATTTAGCCTGCTTAAGCTTCGGCGCTGCAAAATAAATTCTGTTGCCGTATTTTCCGTCTGCAAAACTGCAATAACTCGCAATTGCTGCGCATAAAAGAGTTTTACCAATTTTACGGCCGGCAACGATAAAAACCTCTGTAAATTGTCTATATCCGTCCTTGTCTACGATTCCAAAAATTATGGATACTGCCGCACGCTGCCACAACTCAAGCTCGATTAAATTGGGAGCTTTTTCGCCCTCATGGTGTCGGCAAAAATTTTCGATATATACAAGTGCCTTTTTTGCTTTTTTGTCGTTATAAAATACCTTTTTTTCTTTTAACCACTTATCAAGTAAATTATAAAACGTTATAACCTTTTCGCCTGCAATGATTTCTTTTTTGTTAATTTTCTTTGTATAAAGTTTTATATAATTTACATGATTTTTTGAGCTGATCGGCATTAGCTAAACTGATTAAATAGCTCTTTTAGTTTGCTTCCGTCGTCGCTGCCTTCATTTTCAAAACTTTTTAAAACGTTTAAAAGCGTTGACAACGTGCCATTGCAAGCGGTTGACGTTTTGTTATATTCCGTTATGGCCGGATTAACAACAACGTTCTGGCGGCCCTTTACATATTCTTTGGTTACAAGTGGTCCATGCTCATTTATGCCTTTTTCTAAACTTATTAGAATTTCCATTTGTACCTGGTAACGTTTAAAAGTCGTAACGAAAAAAAAGTTTGTGTTTACTCCTTTTTCCTCCGCCATTTTTAAGAT